TATTGATCCTGTAGCAAAAGCATCTTTTGTTGCAGATCCAGCAACAGTAGCTATGCTGCTAATTGTTGCATTAGCAAGCCTTAATCTTAATCCAGTAGCAGATACAGTAGCACTTGAAGAAATAGATCCACTTGCAAGCCTATCTCTAATTGCTGTGCCGCTTATTGTTGCGCTTGCGCTAATTGTAGAAGCGCTAAATCTTACTCTAATGCCTAATCCAGCAACTGTACCTGTGCTTACAATAGATCCACTAGCCTCAGTAGCTAAAACATCTCCTACGCAGTAATCGTATTCCCAATAACCATATAGGACATATTGATCTGCATAAGCCATTATTTTTATCCAAACATTAAGAAAAAGTTACTGTTTTGGGATGGGGCTGCGCCTAGCGAGTAAACAATAAAGATTACTCCTTGTGAACCAGCACCGCCTGTAGCACTTGCACCATTAGTAGCGATTCGACCACCTGAACCGCCTCCGCCATATAAACCTGCGTTTGTAGTTGATGACGCACTACCAGTACCGCCATTACCACCTGAACCGCCCAAAGTATTTTGAATATCTATACCTGAACCGCCTGAACCCGAACCTGTACTACTTACACCGCCAGCACCACCACCCCCTACTGTTCCGTTTGCACCATTAGTTGTTCCACCACCAACACCACTAAAATTGTTTCCGCCATTGCCTTGCGTAGCAGAAGAAGCATCCCCACCATTGGAACCGCCCCCATTACCACCACCACCACCGCCAGCTAATTGTGCTGTAACTGTTGACCCAAATCCATTGCCACCATTACCGCCAACTCCGTTTGGCCCACCTGCTCCACCGCCACCGCCTGAACCATAACCTGTTGAAGCAATAGTTCCAAAAGCACCAGCACCGCCTGTACCACCAGCAAAATCTCCTGTACCACCAGCACCACCTGATGAACTTGGGGTAGTTGTAGCATCTCCTCTTGACCCACCGCCAGCCGTTGATGCTCCACTATTCCATGTAGTAGAACCACCGTTTGTGTTTCCAGCAGAAGTACCAATGGTATATGCAACAGAAGCGGCTGGGGTTAATGATTGGTTGGTTAAAGCAGTATATCCACCGCCACCACCGCCTCCCCCTGCGGCTCGATTATTTCCTGATACTGTGGAAGTTCCACCACCACCACCAGCACCGATTAAATAAATATTGTTATTACTGCTATTCCAATCTGCTGGTACTGTCCAAGTTGTGCCTGTAGTTAAACGATAGGCTTTGTTGGTTGTGCCGTCTATAAAAGCAATGCCGTTGTTATTACCGCCATTGGTCGAGTTTGCACCAGCATATACAAGGTAAGGGTTTGATGCCCCTAAAGTATAGGAAAAGTTAATGTCGGTAAACGACATATAGTCAAGGTTAATTTGACTACCGCTATAAGTAATGGTTCTTTGTGTTCCAGCTACAGTTGCACCTACTGTTACCACATTACCGCTTGTACCAGTTATAGTCCAATTTGTAATTGTGGTAGTTGCACCAAAATTAATTGTATGTGCTACTGTTTTTGTACTAGAAAGAGTATTAAAAGTACTTCCAGTATTAATGGTTAAACTTGATATTCCTGTTGCACCACCAATATTTAATGTTCCGTAAGTTAAAGCATTACCAGTAAATGTTCTAGAAGTTGTACTTGTATTGGTTAAATTTATGGTAGAAGAAGCACCACTAAATGTAAGGTTTGTAACTGTTCCAAAGTTCCAAACAGTACCAGTACCGCTTAAATTTATGGTAGATGTGCCTAATGTAAGCGTTCTAGTGTTTGAGTTTGAACTTGCAAAAGTCCTACAAGTTACTGTTTGATTATTAGTGTTTAATGACCCGTTTGTTAATGTAAGTGTTTCTGCAGTAGTAAAGCTATCTTGTAAAGTCCATCCACCGCCTACACCATTAAATGTTACAGCAGAAGAAATAGAAACACTATTAGTAGTAATTGTTTTACCAGTTGTAGTTGCTGCAAAAGTTACAGTATTGTTTAAAATCTGTAAATTGGTAGGTGATAAAGTGCAGTTGCCAAATATTGACAATGTAGTAACGGCAAGCGTCATTAAACCATCTAATGCACTTGCTCCTGTTCCAAAACTGATATTGTTGCAAACTGCGGAAGAACAACTAACACTAAATCCACTTGTCCCTGTATTGGAATTATTGTCAAAGATTACATCATCGGCAGATGTAGGAAAGCCAGCACCACCACTACCACCTGAACCACTTGCCCAGTTAGTCGTAGACGATGCGTTCCACGTTCCTGTACCACCAACCCAATAATATGTTGCCATTAGTCTGCCTGTGGTGGGTTAAAGCGTGTGCCATCCCATGTATAACCAATGTCGCAAAAGGGTAATTCTACCAAAGTACAGCCTTCAGGCGGTGTATCGGTAGGTTCGGCAACAATCATATTTACCACAATATTATTAGAATCAACGACTGCACAATTAGCCATGTAATCTCCTATGCTTGGGTAGCGACAGCAATCGCATCCCAAAAAACATCCGTAGAGTTATAAACACAACCTACGTAAGTTACTTTAGATGCAACCGTTGTGGTCGGTAGTGTTACGCCAACTGCTCTGTATGCACCACTTGTACCAGTCCATGTAATGCCACGACCTGTACCGTTATCTTCAAAACGTAGCATTAAACGCTGTCCGTCTACAGGTGTACCGCTTGGTGTGTCTACAGTAATTGCACCTGTTAATCCAAACGCATTAAATACATCGGTTGTATTGCCATTAGGGGTTAGTGTGCCTGATGTTGCGCCAGCAGCAACAGCTCTAGGATTGATGCGTGTTCCGCTAATTGTTCCACCAGTAATATCAGCAGCAGCCTTTTCTACCTTATCTGTATTTAGATTGGTAAAGTTAGCATCTACCTCTACATGAGTTAAAGGAGATCCCTTACCTGATCTGGTAACAATAGTGGACATGGTTTAGCCTTACGCTAATGTTACGGAAACAGCAGCAGATGCAAACTTAAATACATCGCCAGACTCTATTACTTTGCTTGATGTTAGCGCACCATGATACAAAAGATTGCCGCTTGTAGAAGCATCCAATATTCCAAAATGAGTTACCGTTCCCCAAGATCCTGTAGCTTGGTCAAACTCTACTGCGCTAGAGTTGGTAGATACACCGTTAGATGGCGCACCAAAAGCCATAGATTTACGAGCATACGAGCCACCAGTAACTTCTGTTCCTGTACCTGCATCCGTAGGATCGCTAGTAAATAAGCCAACATAAACTGTAGCTGGGGATGTATAAGTGGTATTGCGTAGAGTAGCGTTAATTAATGCGTTCTCTAGGTAGTTTGACATTGCGGCCATGTTGATTCCTTATCGTGAAGTAATACGCATTTGTAATGGGATACCAGAATATTCTGAATTTTGGTCGGAATCTTCTATGTTTTTAATTGCTCTGTCGTACAGGGTTGCCCATGTTTGCGACCTTGCATCGTTAATTAGATACGGCTCTGCCTCTATTAACGACCCATAAAGGAGGGCGTCAGGATAGTTAGCAAGAAACACATTTGAGCTATTAGCTCCTGATAATACGGGAGGTTGTGCATAGTAGAGAATCTCCAAAACATACGCTGTGTCAGGCTGTGGAGCAAACTGAAACTCAGATGCTAATACGGTATAAAAAACAGGCAAGCCAGACTCATCTGCCCTAGCATCTCTTGTGAAGGCGCTAGGTGACAGATAAGTTACCGGCATACGAGGATTGCCCTGTGTATACAAGTTTCTGACTTCCAAAAAGTCTGTAGGCAATGAAAGCCTTTCATCCCCAGCGACCATGTTAGCGGTAGCTGATTTTAGCATCTTACGAGTGCGAATATCACGAGCTAAACGGAGTTCAGCAAAACGAATAAAGTCAGGGATTACCGCAGACAAATCGCTTCGCCCTAAGTAACTAGCGACTGATGCCTGCAAATCCGTGTAGTTTGTGTACGCCATTATGTTTTCTCTATGTTTGCCCAGCTATAACTATATTGACCTATGTGCTTTATCCCCATAGATAAGTCATGGTCTACCCAAGTATCAATCCCTGCGTCTTTTGCTTTTATACAGAAGTATATGTCCTCGCCCAATAACTTGTTATTAGGCAACTGCTCAAAGTAAAAATATGGTTCTTCTAGTTTTTTAAATACACTTGCTTTAATCATCATTACACCGCAGCCAATACCGTCAGCTTTACTTATACCTTTCATCCCATTAGAGTAAATCGGCAACCAGGTGCAACTGCCATCTTCGTTTATGGTCAAATTCTTCGCTGTAGGCATTACTGGCTCTGTACGAGTCGTAGCGTTTACTCCAATAATCTCTTTATTGTGTTTTAGCAAGTGCATGATCGTATCTTTTGGAAAACGCATATCTGCATCTATAAACACAATGTAATCGCATTTAGCTGCCAATGATGTTTTGACTAACTGATTGCGCTGGTCAAATATCAATGTGCCTGCTGCTGTATAAATGTCTATGTCG